CATTTACCCTCCTATCCTAATGCGATTGCCAATGCTGTAGGATCTTCAGTTGAAAAACCTGCACTAGATAAATATGTTTTTACGTCTGATAAAGCAACTTGCTTCATCGTTCCTGCATCATTAGTAACCACTCTATCGGCATCTACTAAGGTTGTAGATGAAGCAGATGTATTACCATCCATGATATTTAATTCTGTAGCTGTGCTTGTTACACCATCTAAAATATTCAATTCAGCCGCAGTAGATGTAACACCGTCTAATATATTTAACTCAGCAGTTGTTGAAGTCACACCATCTAAAATATTTACTTCGGTAGCTGTAGCTGTAATAGCTACATCTTCATTAAGTTTTGGAGAAGTTAATCTTTTATTTGTAAGTGTTTGTGTAATATCAACAGCGACCAAATCTTGTGTATCACTACTTCCACTATTAGGTAATCTTAAAGTGTTACTAGCACTAGCTGAGTGTGGTTGTGGTTGTAATGTTTGAAAGTGAGCATTTGATGACTCACAATACATTTTAAGAGATGCAGGAGAGCCACTATTTGATTTAAATTCAATCACTCCACCTAAAACTGTAAGGTCATCCCCTACACTAATGTCACCTGTAAAAGTATTATCACCTGATAAACTAGCAAAAACAGAGGATAGAGCAGTGCCATTTAATGTTATTGCGTCAGCCTCTAATGTGCCATCAATGTCTGCGTTACCTGAAATGTCTAAAGAGGCTGCATCTAATTCACCAGACGCAGTAAGATTTGTAATGCCTGTTACAGCACCAGCAAATGCAACATTGTTACTACCATCTTCAAAAATTAATTTACTTGCAGGTAAGGTACAAAAAACATCTTTTGTGCCAGAACTAAAATTAACGGCACTATCACTATTAGAACTAGATATTACTGTAGTTCTTGTAAGATCAGAACTATCACCGTCTAATGTTCCTAAACCCACTTCAAATTCAGCCTGGTCTTGATGTGCAATACAATAATAAACTGTATTAGAATTACCAATACCAGCTGCAAAAGTTTCAAACCCAGTAACCGCACCACCTAAGGATACAGCACCTGTGCCTGTTGTAGTTGTTGTTTCTTTTACTCTATCATTAATGACTAATGCCATTTATTTCTCCTATGCTAATCTCAATATAGCGTTACTAGCGTCAGCAGTTGGAAACTGTATTGTAAATGTACCACTTGTAGATGTTTTATCTCCACCAAAATCTAAAACTGCCACTGCTTTGTTAGAGTCACTACTATTATAAATTAAAGCTCCTCTTGCTGTTATGGTTGCAGAAGTAAAAGATATGTCTGAAAAATCACAAATAGCGGTTGTACCAGATGTGGTTGGTGTAACACTAGTTAATGAACCACCACCTGAACTGTAAGTCCCTGAATCAGATACTTCATTAGATGTGCTAAAAGCAGTTGTTGAAGCATCCAAAGAAGCTGAACTTGTATACAATGCAATCTTAAAGGTATCACCTGTTGTTGCTGTAAAGTTATGAGTGCCAGTTAAAAGTTCTTGCTTAAAACTTGTGCACACAGCTTGTGTTATTGCCATTTTTTATCCTCCTTATGGACTTGTTGATTTAATAGGCAATCTTATTGCCCCATGCATATATTCATCTCTACGATGTCTACCTTGTTGTTCTATAGCTAATTCTTGTATAGATCTTTGATAAGATTGTTCGTAGAGTTGCAGCATTTCTGCTGGGCCTTTTAAAAATTTAAAGGCTTCGGCAAGACATCCGTATAACAAAGCACTTGGTGCATTACTGCCTATCCAAGATGAAGTGTTAGTACTAGATAACCTTGTTGGTAATCTTGTAATTCCCAGTTCCACATTATATGCAAGATCTGGTGTAGGTGCAACTATTAAAGAGTTATGGTCCCACCATGCCCAATATACAGGTTCGCCAGTTGCTGTCCTGTCAGGTGCATACTCTGTCATAAAAGATACGTCTCTTTGTTCTAACATCGTTCTGGTAGGCGTACCAGTTGCAGGAAAAATATGCATAGTTCTTATAGTTCCTAAAGATGTTGGATCTGGTGAAGAACCACCTGGTAATGATACAAAAGGATTAGATGCAGTTAAATTTGCTGTTTGATTAGATTTAAAAACATCTATATCAACATCCCTAAATATCCTATTTTCTGTATGTTCAATAAAATCATTAACTATTGTATCTGTTAAAACGTCTGAACTAACTTCTGTATAGTCTCTAATCTGTGTTACTAATTCTGAATATGTTGTCATGATATACTCACCGTTACCTCACTTACACTTACTTTTACTATTGCAGGTTTATGTGTTTGAGGCACCATAGTATTATTTTGATCAAAAAAAGTTCTACCTAAAAATACTATAACAGGCTCAGATCTATCTGGCCTGGCGTCTTTCAATGCCTCTGCGTCTGCTCTATGTGTTGCAGGATTGTCTTCTTGTGGATGTTCTGGTTCGAACTCTGATTTATGAACAAGAACACCATCATGTTCTTTAATCATTTCTTTATATGGAAACGCAAAACCACTTCTATCAGATATTGCTTTTGCATATTTACCACTAGCTCTAGCCATTATATTACTCCTACATCAGGTACAATTTTTATTCCTGATCTTGTGCTATCTTCTGATGATGCTCTCATCCATTCATCTTCATAAACTTGTTTTAATAAACCAATTCTATCAGGTGCTTTTTTCATAGCTATGTAATATGCTAAACCTGATACTAAACACGGTAAAAATCTAAAAGGTATCTCAGGGTTATTTGTGTACGCTCCTGCGTCCTGTATTCTTGTCATTGCATAATATTTAAAAACATCAGCAGAATCAGGTGTTGGATATACATACAACTTTGGTGTTATTGTGCGTTCAATATAAAATTGTGTTGGAGATGCTGAGGTAGATTTTTTTGATATGTTTAAATACTCAGCCCTGCTGATTCTTTCTATTTGTCTATCTACTGTAGTGTCACTAGCTTCAGTTACAACAGCAGATAAAATATCTACTAAATCTGTATCTAAGTCATATGATGAAGTACCTGCTGATAAGGTCTTAGTTCTTTGTTCTATCGTCCAAAGATTTAATCCTCTGTTTGCCCACTCAGCAAACAATAAATTCAAAGAGCGTCTTGACGTTTTTAAATCATATCCTGATCTAACAAATAGACCACATCTTTCATATGATTCTGCTATGACCTCTTCGATTGTAAGAGTAAATGCGTTAGTACCTGAGTATGTAGGCATATTTTACTCCTAATATATCTTTTGAAACTCTGCTATAACTGTATACATGTTGCCTGAATCAGCTGTGCTTGGTACAACAAAATTTACATCGCTTTCATTACTATTACTAGATTTGTCTGCTGGAATACCACCAAACTCTCTAAAATCCCAATAGCCTGCGCCTGTTAATCCAATTATAGGAATATCTCCATCTGAGTCTTCTTCATCTAAACGTGCAAAAGAGTTGCCTCCATCACCACCTTGACAAGAATACCAAACCCTTAATAAGCCTAAATGTGCTACAGCAGTTCCGTCTCCACGTGCAGCTAATGCTGACACATCTCCCATGACTGTTGTGCTACCTGATCCATCTGATTGTACAACCATTTTAATGACAACACGATTGTCGTTTTGTTGTAGTATTGTTGGTCCTGTTACTGTATCTGCCATTGTTTCCCTCCTTAATTAAGAAACTGTGAGGGTGGCCTATAACCCAGCACCACCCTCACTAATTATTAATATACTGAGTACTCTAATTCAACAGTAAATCTACCTGCTGTAACGTCTGCATTTACAGCGGTTGTTGCAAAAGCGTATAAATTTTTACTTGCAATAGCTGCTGAAACATTTGGTGCAAACACATGATAGTTACCTGCTGTGTTGTTAAAGTTGATGTCTACCTCTGTTACTGAATCTGTGGCAGAAATTCTTGGATTAAAAGATGCAACACCTGCACCAACTATTTCTGTTCCAGATGATACAGCTGTATTTGTAGCTGTGCCAGAAGTTGCACTTAATGATAATCCACCAACTAAAGTTTCACCTGCAGCTGTGGTTATACCAATCAATGCTTTGTGTATAAAAAATTTGCTAGGTGTTACTAAGCCATCAGGTGCGTCTGTATTAAGTGCACCTAATTCTACTAGAACATCACCATCACCATATGCTGTTGATGCTGCGTCTGTACTAGCTAATGTACCTACAAATGATTGTATTTTTCTAGTTCCCATAGAAACTAGTTGACCAGTAGAGTTTACAGAAAAACCTGTTTCTGTAATAGCACCAGTAGCAGTAGCTTTATTAATTACATTAAAACCACCCTCTGATCTTACTGGACCGCTAAATGTTGAGTTAGCCATTTTAAACCTCCTTGGTTATATAGACCTTGTTACATAGTCTCTATATCGTCTGCATAAGCAGTCTATGTAACTATATTTAATATATACTTTTTTTGAAATATTTTGCAAGAAAGAATGGGCGATAAACGCCCATTCTAGTTTTTTAGATTATGCGCCTGGTGAGCCAAAGATACCTCTAGGATCAGAGAATCCAAATGAATATCTCTCTCTAGCTTTGTATCTTACATTACCTGTATCAAAATCGCCTTCCATAGAAGTTTTGATTGGGGCACGTGTAAAATGCTTCAAACCATTTGGAGCATCAGTTTTTAAGAAGAATGCATCTGTATCAGTTAAATAATGATTGATTACATATCCGCCTGGGATCATGCCCATGTTGCCGATAGCGTTAATATCATTATCTGATGTTGCTGTTCTTAACTGACTCTTCATTAATCTTTCAGCTACGAACTGAAGATTTACTGGAATGATCATCTTAGTTGCCTTTACAGCGATTTTTAGTCCACGATTGTCAATGAAACCAGCGATGTCAATTAATGACTGCTCTAATGATGTTTCATTTAAATCAGCAGATGTTGATAGTTCGTTGGCATAGTTGCCACCTGCAACTGTTAAGTGTGCAGTTGAACATAATTCAACACCGTCTCCGCCTGTGAAAGAAGAGTTAAATGCTCTGTTAAGAACATTAGCACCCTTAATTTCTTTAGCGTTAGCCATTGAACGTGCTAAAGCCTTTGTGTATCTAGAACTTAGGCTATCGTAAAGGTTGTCCTCTACTGCTTCCTCAGTAATAGCAAATGCTAAAGCGATTGTTTCGTGTGAGTAACGACTAGTGAAAGCTTCTGTTGCATCGTCAAATTGTACGCTTGCTCCTTCAGCTTTAACTGGTGCACTACCAAAGCCAGAAAGTTCTACTTCTTCTTCAAACGCTCTGTCTGAAGTTTCTGTGTCAAAAATTTCTGACCACTCCTGCTCGTATCTTGCATATTCAAGACCAAATAATGCATTAAGACCAGGTTCTAACTCTTTGACGAGTTGACTTCTTGATATAGCCATTTTTTAGTCCTTCCTATTAAATACCAGCAGTGTTAGCATAATGAAGACCTTCGTTAATTCTAACGAGATAGTTTCCGTTAGCACTTGATGATTCATTGTTGTACTCATCAGTGTCAAGGTCAATTATCCTAAATTGTGCTGTTGCAGCAGTGATTGAGCTAGAATCTAGTTCCATACCAGATCTACCTGTTTTTACACTACCTGCGTGTGTTGATACTAAGTCAGCATTCGATCCTCTATTGGCAGGCCATGAGGCTCCAATATTGGTGCTGTCTTCTTGTGCCACGAAGATCACGTTTGGATCATCGATGACAAATGCTACTGCATCACTAGCCACTGTGTCAGCTGGCCAGTATTTTGAGTATGTCGGTTTACCTGTTGAGTCAGTGTAAAAACATCCATTAAATACGCCAATTAAGTTTGTCGCTCCTGCAGCTCCTACGGTAACAGTACCGTCTGTGTGCAATTCAACAGCATCGCCTGTAAATATATTTGTGTTATATCCACTTGCTATGCCATAACTTGTTTGGCCGTTATTAAAAGGTGCTCCACCCAACATCTTTGCAGGTCTAAAACCGAATGGTGCGTCTTTGTTTGCCATGGTTATAAGTCCTCCTTAACCAGTTAGTTTAAAAAGTGATAGGACTCATAACAAAAATTTAATTTTTGTCGTTGCCTCTACCACTACCAAAAGTAACCCTACTTTGCCTGTCAGCAGAAATAGGCATACTTCTATGCTGCTCTTTGAATAAATTGTTTTCTACAGATTCTTCTTGCGTCTTAGTTTGTTCAGCAAAATACTCTGCTCTTTGTTCAACAATTTCTTCTGGTATACGAGCAAGCAATAATCCACCAACTCCTATAACACCAGCGTGCGTTCCATTTTCTATTGTAGGTGCGTGAAAATCAGGAAACTCGTCAGCTCGAACTAGCTCAAATCCTTCACGAAGTCTTCCAGCCATATTCTTTCTGTCTTCAGTTCCTAATGTTTCAGCTCTTATCCACCTATGTTTAAATCCTGGAGGCGCAGGTGGCGCTTCTAAGCTTGACGGTGGGCGCCAAGGTTGTGCCCTCTTTGTTTTTTCACGAGTGGCATCTGTGCGTGAGGTCTTCTTGGTTGTTTCTTTTTCCATGCTATTACTCCTTCACGTATTTAGCGTATTCCTCCAGAGGTACTCCAAGTCTTTTGGCGATATGGACTTGGCTCGGAGATAGTCTAACTGTTTTGCGTCCTGATGTTGATTGCGTTGTAGAACGACCAGCAGAAGCTACGGGTTGGACGGGTCTCGTAGATTCCGAACTCTCTACCCCAAATTTATGGGGAAACTCTTCTCTCATCCTTTTATCGACTGCGGCATAATACTCATCCGAATTAGGATTCATTTGTTTTTCTTCTACTAGATTCTTATGTATACCGAAACTAGCATAAGTCATTGCCTCGTCTTTACCAAACCATGGATTTTTTTCTGCCCATGCTTCAGCTTTAGGATCTATTTTTTTAGGAGCATCTTGAGGTGGTTGTGTAACATCCTCCTCTTGATCTTCCTTTTTACTTTCCTTAGCTTCTTTTGTAGCCATTAGACGCTCATTGTCAATAGATAATCTTGCAATCGCTTTTTGAGCTGCGACTTGCGCCTCAGCATCACCAGCTTGTATTGCGTTTTGCAAATCTTGTTCTGCCTTTTTTGTTTCTATTTGTGTACGAGCTTCAAACTCTTGAATATAAGATTGATCTAAGCTATTTGATTTTGCTTTTAATTTCTTATTTTCATCTGCTACTCTTTTAGCATATTGAAAAGAAGCTTGTTCTCTTCTCTCTGCTTCACGAAGCTTACCAGTAAGTTTATCAATTCTTTTTTTTACTTTGTCACTATACTCTTCTAGTTCTTCACCTTGCGGTGTTTCTTCTGTGACTACCTCAGGTTGTGCTTCATCTTTTTTTTGTTGTTTAGTTTCCTCTTGTAAATTGACATCGACTGATTCACCTTCACTTGGAACACTAACAACAGGTTCATCTTTTAGTGTGTTTATTTGTTGCTTTTGCATGGCTCCTCCATGTTATTAATATAAATGCAAGATATCCTCTGGATTCTCGATTGTTGCTAAAATTTCATCATCATTTAAAATACGAATTTCTCCGCCCTCTATACTTAATCGAGAGCCAGCGTATCTACCAAAGATGACCCAGTCTTTCTCTTTACACCACGGACCTTCCGGGAATCTGTTTGTATCTTTGTATGCATCAGGTCCTACACCTAATACATATCCACATGTTGTGCTTACTGATTGCATTTCAACTGTTTGATCTGATAATATCACGCCACCTTTTGTCTTACCTGTGCCTTTGTAAGGTAAAATTATTATTCTCCAACCAGTGGGTTTAGGTAATCTATCTTTTAATTTTTGATTAATTTTTGCTACGTCAGGTTGTTCTTCCTGCTCTTTTTTGACTGTGCCAAAGTTCAGCACTTTATCTGGTATTGGTTTACTCAACTTGTATTCTCCTTTTTTGCAAGAACTCTTTAAATTCTTGTTCTACATTATCTAATGATTTTAATTTACCCATTAGATACATATAATTATTATAGTCTGAAGCGCCACCTGTCAATACGACATCGGTGACTAACTTTCTATTATTCTTAAGTATTTTATTTAATTCTTCTATTAATTCTATCGGATCCATTCATTATTTCTTTTTACTAATCATTCCTTTTATGCCAGGTGCTGCTCTAACACCTAAAGAAACAGAACACGCAAGATATAATAGATGCGTATAATACTCAGGAAGAGTTTCTAAAATCTGAAACCCACGCTCTATGTGTGGTTGCATAAAGGGTAAGAAGGCACAAATCGCAGGAACCATCAGGGCTAGAAGAACAAATTCGTCTTTCCAGCTGCCTTTCATTTGATCGACAGCGCTTTGCTCCCACTTAATTTTTCCTGTTGCTATGTCCTCGTTTCTCTTTTTCTCTGCTTCTATTTGAGCTATTTTAACTTCACTTTTTAATTTTTTTGTCTGAACAAAACCTTTCACGGAGTCTGTTACGACTCCGAGAAGAGGCTTAGCTAATAGTTGCCACATTTAGATTGATCCTAAAATCATGATAACGACCACACATATGATACCAGCTTTAATCCAGTCTTTCATATTCCAATCGTTCCACTCTTTAAGCCACTCTATTACATCCTTGATAAGTTTCATAATATCCTCCTATGTAATTGTTACTTTTTTGTTGTAACCTTTATGACCTTTAGCAGCTACTGTTAATGGTTGTCCTAATTTTGGTGTTGGTATTTCTTGTGGCATTTTTAAAACCTCTACGCCAGGTGAACCACCTGCTTTGTAGCCCATCATTCCGCCACCCATCATTTTTTTATTTGGATCCATCATTCCGCCGCCCATCATTTTTTTAGGCATACCACCTTTTTTCATGTAGCCCATTCTTTTTGTAACATCTGGTCTTTTCTTTTTTAAAGCTGCAAGACCAGGTTGTTTTTCTGCGTCTATTTTTTTCATTTTTATCTCCTTAATGTAAAGTGCGACTTTCATCGCCAAAGCTGTGTCTCATAACTTCAAGTAAAAGACTAGTTGCTACCTCTTCACCTAACGCTTGAGTATATAGTATTTTTGTTGCATTTAGAAATGCATTTGCAATAAAAATTGTATCCTCGTCAGAGCTAGAATGTTCTTTGTGTATTCTAGTAGCTTGTTTAATAACTTCTTGAGTAACCTTTGATATCTTTGAGTTATCCATTTAACAATTCCATTTTCTTAATGATTTGTTTATTCTTGAATTAGGGTCATTTGCTGTCTTTTTGCTTGTTAATTTTTTCTTCATACCTGACATTCTAGCACAAAATGATTTACGTCTATTCGCTGCTTTTGAACCTGGTTTAAGTTTAGACGGTTTTGTAGTTACAGCTGTTTTTAGTTTTGAGCCAGGATTTGCTTTTCTGTAAGATTCAACACCTTTTTTATTTAATCCGCCAGATTCACTTTTTCCTTCTTTGCGTTGCCATGCTGGAGTTTTAGCCATTAAGCCACCTTTTTATTTTTTTTCTTTTTTAATATTGTTGCCACATTGGTTGGCTTACCACCAGGATTACCAGCTTTTTGTTTACGTCTTACAGCACTGGCTTTTTGACCTTTTGACATAGCTCTTGCTTTTGCTATTGGCACACACTTAGGATAATTTTTTCTTTTTTCACCACCACTACGACCACATTTAG